TTTTGTACAAAAACGGAATCGGATTAAAAAGATCATTTGAGATCGCATACTTGATGCTTGAGCACAGAGAATGCCCTAGCGTTATTGTGATTGATCGTGATTTGCTGGTTAGTTGATTATGACAACTGCATTGGTAACACTGACAACAAAAACAGGACCAAAGCCGATCTCTAGATTGAAAAATGTCCTTTTTGCAAAATTTATGACGACCCAACCAAGATGAAACATAACGTTGGCAGCCGTTATTTTTATCACACTGCTTGTAAAACCAAATACAACCAATCAAGGAAATAACATGACTTCGGCTCTAGTAAATTTAAGCTCTGCTTTATCAGAGCGACTTGGCATGGGTAGTTCTGGGTCTGAAGTTGCTGAAACTTTAAAAGCCACTGCGTTCAAAGGCAGCACCCAAGTCAGCGATGCCCAGATGATAGCGTTGATGATCGTTGCTCAACAGTACGGTTTAAATCCATTCGTTCGTGAGTTATATGCTTTCCCAGACAAAGGTGGAATTGTTCCTGTGGTTTCTGTGGACGGTTGGTCTCGTATTATGAACACACACCCTCAATTCGATGGCATGGATTTTACATCTGACGTTGAAAGCTGCACATGCATTATCTATCGTAAAGATAGAACACACCCGACAAGCGCAACCGAATACATGGACGAATGCAAGCGCGATAATTCTCCAGCATGGAAGTCACACCCGCGACGAATGTTGAGACACAAAGCAATGATTCAAGCTGCAAGATTGGCTTTTGGGTTTACTGGAATATACGACCATGATGAAGCCGAAAGAATTGTTGAAATTGATGTAACACCAAAATCACAAAGCAAGCAAATTGAAAACAAATCCTTGCCTACTCTGACCGATGAAGCCTTCAAGCAAAAATCAGCGGTATGGAAAAAAAGCATGATCGACAAAGGCGAAACGGCAGAAAACCTGCTCTCATTTTTGGAAGCAAAATATACCTTTACCGAAAATCAATTAAAAACCATTAACTCATGGGATGAAAAAAATGCAGACATTTAATTGTCCTTCGAAACTTCCTTCCGTTGAGTATTTTAGGACTAATGAATTATGAATATTTTAAAAAACGTTTTGCAAGGAACCAAAGAATGGTTAAGCATTAGAGCCAGCCATTTTACAGCCTCTGAAGCACCAGCAGCTTTCGGCGTGTCTTTGTACTTAAACAGAAATGAACTGCTTCAGCAGAAAGCCACAGGAAAATGCAAGGAAATAAGTGATTTTCAACAATCAGTTTTTGATAAAGGTCATGAAGCAGAGGCAAACGCACGAGCAATAGCCGAAGATATCGTCGGGGAGGATCTGTGCCCGATTACTGCAACATTGACCATTGATGATTTGAAATTACTGGCAAGTTATGATGGAGTTACATTTGTAAACAATATTATATGGGAGCATAAATTATGGTCCGAAGAACTTGCAAAACAAATTGAAGAAAATAATATTAATGAACATTACTCGATCCAGCTTGATCAGCAGCTGTTAATAAGCGGTGCAGAAAAATGCTTATTCATGACTTCTGACGGCACTGTTAATAATTGCAAATGGATGTGGTACGAAACAACTGACGAAAAGAAAGATGCAGTAATTTCAACTTGGAAGCAGTTCAAAAAGGATCTTGAAGTGTACGAGCAAAAAGAATTTGACGATAAGCCAGAGCCAGCAGCAATTATGCAATTGCCATCGCTATCAGTTTATACAAAAGGCGATATTGCAGTACATGGAAATCTGGATGCTTTCAAAGAAGCTTCCGATAAGTACATAGCAAGTATTAATAAAGATTTAAAAACTGATGAAGATTTCGTGAATGCTGAGGCGACAATTAAACGATGCAAAGAGGTGGAACAAACCATCAAAACCGCAAAATTGTCGATAATAGGCGGAATATCAAGCGTAGACGAAGCAACAAGGGTACTTGATTATATTGATGATTCTCATGCGAAAATCAGGTTAACTCTCGAAAAACTTGTTAAGTCTCAAAAGGAAAACATCAAGAAAAATATTATTGATGCTGCGTTTATGTTATGCGCAGATCATGCAAACAATATATCGAGCGAATTCAAAAATATTAGCTTTATCCATCTTGTTACATTTCTTTCTCGTCAGAACTTTGAAACTGAATGCAAAGGATTGAGAACGCTAGCAAGTTTACACAATGCCGTCGACACCGAAGTAGCTGCTATCAAGATCAAACTAAACGATCTTGCAATGATCATCAGAAAAAATCTCTCTCACTTGCCTGATGATTTATCAATATTCCGAGACCTTCAATCGATTATAACGAAGCCTGAAGAAGATTTTAAATTACTGGTTGAATCAAGGATTGCGGATCAGAAACGCAAGGAAGAAGAAGCCACGCAACGTGCTGTTTCGGAAGCTAGCGCAAGAATGATTAAACTCAAAGAAGAAGAATCAAAAAGAATCGCCTCGATTCCTACGGATATTAAATCAGTTTTAGCTGATGAAAAAAAACAGGCTGAGTTAATTGTTCAGGTAATAAACAAATCTCCAGATCAATTAACAGGATTCCATAAATGGTGGCGTGATGTAGGTCGGAATATTACGGGTGATAGAATGTTTTTAGCCAAATCTGCATGGGACGCATACAAAGATGAATCCTCAAAATAACCAATTTTACAAGCTAAACATGCTTGCGCTAGGAATCGAAAAGCCAACACCAGGAATAAGCAAATCGAGAAAAGATAGCTATAAACGCATGAATGGTAAAGTCGTCATTGATGAGAAGCAAAAGAATCTAAAAAAAAATCAAACAGATAGGCTGATTCATGATATTAAATCAATCATAGAACGCGGTGTTATTAAAAACAAATTGATTTATCAAGAGCTTGAGGATAACTTCCTGATGCCATTAATTGCAGGCGAGCCGCCGTCAGATGAAGCTCTCAGAATCTATGTACGCAGAGCTAAGCAATTAATAGCGGAAGAAAGAAATGGTTTTCCTTCTCAGGCAATTGACAATAATTCAAATTATCGTTACGGGCTAAGAATGACCGAGGAGCAACGATCAAAGTTAATCGATGATTTTAAATCAACAATAAGTGAACACGGAAATTTGAGTAATTTAGAGTTAATAAAATTACTTGATAAATCAAAAAAAATACCCATTCTCGGTGGCTTTAAGGTATCTATAAGAGTGCTTGCTGATTACATTAGCCTAGCTCGAGTTGAGCTTAGGCTTCCGTCAAAGAGCCCAAGATGCGCTAACGGAAGATCCAAAAAGTACAGCGAAGATACGGTAAAAAAAGTATCGGATATGTACGCTGTAAAAAAGATGAGCATAGTTGAAATAGCTAATGAAATGGCTTGGTCATGGTCGCGGACGAGAGAAATATTAATATCATACGGAACTCAAATGAGATCAAGATCTGAAGCAATCAGCATTGCAGGTCACAGAATAAGTCAAGGAAAACATACTACCGTAGGAGCTAAATAAATGGCATCAGTTAATAAAGTGATATTGATCGGAAATTTGGGGAAAGATCCAGAAACACGTTATATGTCGAATGGTGAGGCAGTTACGAATATTACGCTTGCGACTACTGATACGTGGAAAGACAAGAACGGCGAGAAGCAGGAGAAAACTGAATGGCATCGGGTGACATTTTATCGAAAATTGGCCGAGATTGCTGGAGAATATTTAAAAAAAGGCCGTTCAGTCTATGTCGAAGGCCGATTGGAAACACGTAAATGGACGGATGTAAATGGAGTCGATCGCTATACGACGGACATTATTGCAAACTCCATGCAAATGCTCGGCGGAAAAAAAGACAGATCGGAAAGTAACGATTCTGGCTCATCAAAATCAAGCGCTGGTGGGTTTGATGATATGGTCGACGATATTCCATTTTGAGCGCAATCAACGAACAGCGACAGTTAGCTGAGCATTATGCTGATGTATGCAAAGAGATATTTTCGAAAGAAGTTATGAGCGAAAGAGACAAAGAAGAAATACAGACATTGTGCGCTATAGCAATCGAATTGATTAAATCATCTAGCCCGAGCAAACTTCGTGAAGCAGCCAGGATAGTTGAGATTAGATCTTACAAGGAAAAAATAAAGTGAGTATAACCTGGACTAACTGTGATGATGAGATGCCACCGGATGATAATGTCAAGGTTATCTCGGTGGCAGGTGACTCAAAACCGTATGCCGTCTCTGGATCATTGGTACGTGCTGAATATTTAAGATGGAAGAACGTATCACCTGTGCCGGTAACCTGGACTGAATACACCCCAGAAAAATGGGAGGAATTGAATAAATGATTGAAATAGAAGGATTACCTGAAGGATGGAAGGCTGTTGCTATCAGGAAATGTTGCATAGGTGATTATTGGTTTAATTTTGATACAAAATAAGTTTATCAATCTCATAGCTTCATTGGTTTAGCTCTAATTGTACAAAAAATCCAGCCACGTGAGATAACACTTGTTGAGACTGATGAATTCAGAATACCCAGACAAGGAGAATATTTTAGACGCGGTATGGTTGATTCTCCAATTGAAGTGTGCTTAAAAATGGAAGTCTGTGCTGTGAAAATATGGAGAATTAAGGAGGAACGATGATAACAAAGTGGCAAACGTTGGAAGAATTTAAACAATCACCCACAAAAGGCTGGTGTTGGATTACATATCTGGATTCTTATAATGGGAAAACTGGGAGCAAGGCCGGGTTAATATGCACCCAGGCCTATTTGATTATTTTTTGATTAAGACTGGTCAGAAAACACTTGACAGATTCGCATTAACGAAGTAATATACTCACATAGTTTCGGAATTGGTTCGAAACAACTCAAAAGAGAGAATAAAATGGTAACTTTTAAATCTTGGATAAACCAAAAAAACAACGAAGAAAGAATTTATATTTCTGGTCTAGTTGGTCAAAAATCATCAAAAGTATTTGTGGTTAAACAGAAAGCTGATTCGTTCGGCTTTGAATACGATATTAGAGTTCAAATACCAGAAGGCATTTATTCAAATAAAAATGATCTTATCAACCAAGCGGAAGAATCGATTTTTAAAGGCTGCGGAGCCAGGGCAAAAACATTTGATCAAGTAAAAAATCTTTGCGGAGAATAAAAAATGTTAACAAAACAATCAGCGACATTTGCAATGGTGTCAAACTACGACAAAGCTCGCGCGCAATTGTTAACCGCACGACCAGAGCTATTCGGAAAGATCCTTGACAACAAAGCTAGAAAGCTGTCATTAAAAATGGCTGGAGTCGAATTGCCTGAAGGGATAACCATCGCATGGGCAACGCCTGCAGGATGGGGTCACGGGCGCGATGGTTATAGAGCAACAAATGCGGCTGGAATGGCTGGGAAATGAATAATAGAGAACTTCAAGCTCTGAGAAAACTATTTTTTCTGAGTGTTACAGAAGCCGCAGAGCATATCGGCGGTGTTTCTGCTAGAAGCTGGCAGCACTGGGAATCTGGCAAATACAGCGTGCCGGATGATGTATCAAAAAAAATGGACGAGCTAGCCGATCGAAGGCTGAATATGATTGAAGTCTGCGAGAACGTTATGAGCGAACATAATGTTGCTACAGATATTGATTACGATCTATCATTCGAATCCTACAAATCCATGCACAAGGAATCTACCGTTATCGATTGGCGATTGGCTCAAAGCGTAGCATCTTATTTTTTAGGCGAAAGAACTGCTAACTTGAAATAATCAAGCAACATTGTCTATATTTTTCCCTGCTACAAAATCGCTGATCTTTAGACCGCCCGTGTACTGGCAATGTAGTAGTTCTTTGAATCCGATCCACCTTCCAGCCCATTCAAGACCACATAATTCAGCAATCTCACCACATCTAGTAATCAACTTTATATCATTCCATTGAGCCTTTCCGTTTATCAGCGGAACGAAATCGAAAGCAACTCTATGATTGTGGAATGAATACCCAGCCTTCGCATTAGTTACTTTTCGACCAGGTTCTGTGCGACCGATATTATATAGATGAGATTGACTTTCATGATCTCGATAAGTGCTAGTTATTATTACATCTATACTTTCATTCTTACATTCGTTAATAAATCTTAAACACTTTTCTTTTACTACCGGATGAAGATCATTAACATCCCTTGAATTAATCAATTTCGCCTCCCATAAATTCCCTCACGTTCGAACCTATCTTTACAATCATCAGACTTACAAGTTTTAATTGTTTTAGGAAGCCACTGCATATTTGATACGCTGTCGCATCCGCCCGAGGCGAGCGGTATAACATGATCGACCTGCCAATCAGATCGACTATATTCAGTAGGCAATGGATGAATCTTTTCAAACTCTTTTACTACTCTTGCATTGCGTTTTATCCGTCCGTTATCGTCCCGTTGCACACCGCAATAACGAGTTTCAATTAAGTGATTATCTGCAAATACTAAACCGCTGGAAGCCATTAAAATAATCAGCAAGTATTTCATTTCACTTCAAACTCTCTACGCGCATCATCAGCAACCAGACCGCAAGCAATTTCACCCTTCCTGATTTCTTCGATTATTTGACGAAGATTCTTTCCAGTCTCTCGCTCAATTTCGACCTCGAAAATTCCTCCGCTTGCTCTAACACTTCCCTGTTCATTGTTGGTTTTTTCGCCTGTTCCGGTTCCACAATTTTTAGGTGCTTTGGTGCGGATTGACATGCGCTTAGAAGAAAGATCATTAACACGATCATTAAGCTCTCGGATTTCTTCACTGTAAACAGTTGCAACGTTTTTGAAGTGTTCATTGTCTTTTTCCTCTTTGATTGCGTTTTCTTTTCGTACTTGTTCGAGTCGTTCTAGAGCTTTTAAGTCAGCAACGTGATCTCGCTTCTCGTAAGCCTTTACAGTAGCGTTAACGCCTTCGTTGAATACTTTGTATTCCCAGTGCTTATAAAATCCAATGATGAGCATTACAACGCCAAAAATTGAAGCTACAATAACTAATTTTTTTAGGTTATCACCAAGGAAAGCCTTTAGAGCAGCCTTAGCCGCTGGCGATGCTAGTTTTGCTAATAATGGAATCGGTATCATTCGTTTTGCTCCTTATCGCGCGAAACCCAATATAGTTTTGAAACAAAAGCCATGACAGCACCTAACGGACCATAAACAGCAACAAATGACGCAGATAAATCAATCAAGTTTGCATTATTAGTGATTGCCATAGCGATCAATGATAGAGATTCGATTGATAAGTAAGCAGTAAGCCAGCATACATAAAGCACTATCAGTCGCCTAAATCCCTGATATTTCTCAAACAGGTCGAGAAAAAATAAGCGTAATCTACTCATGATTAACGGGCGGTTTCCCGCCCTTTTGATTACTGTACTGGCTCTTCCGGTGTTGGTTCTGGTGTTGGTTCTGGTGTTGGTTCTGGCACTGGATCTGGATTCAAATCATCCAAAGCTTGAGCAGAAGCCTTCAACGAAGCAACTGCAGCTTCAACTTCAGCACTCATTTCATTTGATCGCAAAAGTGCATCTTCTAATTCAATAATCTTGGTTACGATTTCTTCGGTCGCTTTTCCGAGTTGCTCATTTACGTTGTTGATTGTTGCTGCTAATTCGGCTAATTCCATTTGAATGTCCTCAATCTGTTGTTCATGCCTTAACTGATTTGCTGTTAATAATTCGACCAGGCACGTTAAAGTCGAAATTTGATTGCTCTTTTTCATAATTACCCCATGATTAATCTAAATAAATCAATGATTCCCTTCAGCGCAATAGCAACCCCGCTGAATACCGTAAAAACCTTAATCGATACTCTTGTTATTTTTGGCAACATAAACCACGCTTCAAACAGACCGTGCGCGCGCTCGAATTTATCAACAATTATTCTTACGTCGCCATGTATTTCTTTAACCGAGTTTGCTAGTCCTTCGTTCGATTCCTTTGCCGTATTAATCAATGTCATTACTTCCGTATGATTGTTCTCGATAAGCGATCTATTTTCGTCTGAGTGTTCACGCAATTGCAAATACTCATTAAAAAGTGGGCATGCCTCTTTATCATCTTTTCTTTGTTTAAGCACAGCCATGATCTCCTCCGGTCATTTAAAATTCCATCGTCATTATTTCGAATTCATGAAACCCGCCTGATTGAATCACAACTGTTCCGGTAAACTTTACCCAACCTGTCATATCTGCGGCATCGGCAGAAAGTTTGAAAATAATGTATTTATCACGAGAGGTTAATAAACGAACTATGTTTCCGTTTTTTGCTTCAAGCAAATAGTCATCAACATAGACAGAGTTTTTGTTTCGGTTCGAGATATAAATTTCGGTGACTGCTGCATAATCAGTATTGTTTACTCTAATACAGCGTGCGCTCGGATTTGAAGCGGTTCCGCTAAAGTTCTTGACGAACCTGAACTGAAGTAACGTTTGTACTTTTGGATAAGCAAGATCTTCATACACAGGTACTAAAAATCCATCCGAAGATGGCTCTGTAGAAACAAAAGAAGGAACGCCTGTTCGGTTCCAGGAATTAAGAGTCTGAACCCCAACACCAGCGCCGCCATAAACTTTATCAACTGATTCAGCGATACATTTTGTTATTTCTGTATCGGATGCAGGGTTATACCCAGGGCTTTCGTTGAATGATGTGCAGTAACTTATATTTACATCAGCAGCACCATTAGAATCAAATCCTCTTGCGAAATTCGAATGAGATATACAGTGTTGTATGATTGTTCCAGTTGAAGGTGAAGGGCCGCCAAGTTTGAAACCGTTTCCATCTCCGTTATGCTCACCTGCCGTGGTTGGGCCATTATTGTGTGAAATACAGTTTTTTATAATAGCTCTTACAGATTTCCATGCGTCAATTCCATCATCAGAGTTATATCTCGTTATGCAGTTTTCTATAACGTTGTCGTAACCCTGTGTTATTGATATACCGTCAGCATTTTCACCGTCATTGCGACCGCTTCCGGTAAATCCAACATCTGAATTATATTCAATAATACAATCTTTAATCAGGTTCCTGGATTGGGCGGTCGTTGACATCAGATTATTATCAGCAGGATTCTGGATGTGAATGCCAGACAGATTGCAGTGATGTATGTAACACCCTTCTATTTTATTGTCGGCGCCAATAATTCTTAAACCTTGACCTGGCATGTTTTTTATCTCAATGCCACGAATCCAAACAAAACTTCCTGTTAAGTCTAAATAATTATCAGTTCCAGCAGTAACAGACGCACCGTTTATAACAACCGCTTCACCTTGATATGGCTCAATGATCACAGGCAAACCAGCGCTACCAGAGCAGCTAATTAGCATAGATCCAGTAAAAGCATACTCGCCGCCACGCATTACAATTTTGTCGCCTGGCCCTGCTTGAGATATGCCAGTGGCCAAAGAAGAAGGCGCTCCGATTGTTGATGCTGAGCCAGTTCCGTTTAACGCAACATAAATAAGATCACCAGGAACTGAGTAAGTAGAAACGTATGCTTGTGGCCCAATATTTACAGGAGCATAACCTTCACCGTACACCCCAATGTCAGAAAACTTTCCGGTACCAGAAGTATAACTAACGTTTTTTGTTGCGATAACATCTGCTAATCGTGGCATTTTAGATCCTAGACGGTGATTAATTGGAGTGATTCGATGAAGTCAGTAACCGATATCTTCTTAAGTTTTTCACCGACTGCAGCGGAGTCATATACCAATACAAACATAGTCGCTGGATTGATAGTTGTGATAGTGTCAACAGCAGGGAAATTGATAACTGGCGCTGCAATAACAGGGCTTCCAACAATATTGGTAATAATATTGTCAGGCAATTCAACGAGTGTAAGAGGTGCGCTCATATTGTTTGATCCTTGATAACGTTTATTGTGTCCGTGTCCGTAGACATCACATGTCCAGTCGGAGAAGTAAATTCAACATCAGTAAACAATTGCCCGACCGTCCACGATGCTGTATTAGCAGCAGCACAAACAACCTGGAAAGATCCTGTTGTGGCATTTGTTATCGTGCATGTGCAAGTAGATATCAATGCCGCTGAAGCGTCGCGAACATGCGACCTGAGCGTATATCCAGTAAGATTAAAAGCGATATTTTGCGGATAATCTGAAAATAGCTGAAAGCTGCGCGAGTATGTATCTCCACGCTTAATATCAATGGTTGCCATGTAAACTCCTGAGGTTGTTGCGGGGTGTTATAGCCAGCTAAGAGGCTTAGCCGTTACGGTTAGAATGTTGCTGCTTGCGTGATATATCCAGTTTTCAGTTACTTTGTCGAACGTTTTACCTGTGTAAGATCCGCTTGCTGTGTCTGTTGGTGTGTTCAAAGTGTTGTAAGCGGTTCCATTAACTGTGTAAGTTGGCCCGTAGATATTCAAAGACCTCATCCAAAGCATATAATGAGCGCCTACCTCGTCCCTTCCCCAATCTTGATTTTCTTGTCTGGTATATGTAGGCCCTGGAAAACTATATTGCGGCTGTCCTGCGCTTGTAGAATTAGCTACTTGAGCATGTGCGGCAATAGATCCTGCTTGCGCTGGGCCGCTCATATTTATCATGCACGGAACCTTCCCTTTGTAATGTTTGATTACAAACATGCTTCCTGGATATTGACTGTTCGGTGCTGGCCCTTGTCCTGAAGGAACCGTTTTTAATGATTGATCGTGTCTGCAGCCATCCGGCATAGCAAGCCCAACGCCGAGCGCAGCTAAATCAGGTATCAAACCAGTCAGAGCATTGTTTGCCCAAACTGACATATCAGGCCTATCGGCATTAAAAAACTGAATTAAATTTGTACGTAAGAATTTTGTTTTAGCGAACGCATAAGCTTCAGTCAATTTGTTGAACCATTGTTTTCTTTCTGCCGCTGTCCACGTGTAATCAAATGGCTTACTAATTGACAACTCATTGAGGCAAAGACATTCGAATTGATCATTTCCGTCGTACTCTGCAGCTATAGCAGCAAGCAAAGCTTTAAAGCGTTCAAGAACAGCAGGAGTCTGCAAGCTAACAACATAGCCGCCGCTCCCAGGGTTATTAACAGAAGCATAATAATATGAGCCGTAATATTTAGGATTAGTTGGTACCTTTGCATCCGCGAATGCAGCCGTGCGCATATAAGTTGGCACAACCTGGCCATTTGAAAACTGCTTGATCATCAACAGAATGATTAGCTTATTACCCTTATAAGGCTTGATGTCAGCAAGCAATTGGTCAATCTTGTTGAATCCCATTGGCGCGCCACCAGCGGTATTCCATCGGTACACGCCTGGATTGTTTGGATGTTCTAATCCTGTCCAATCGAACCTGACTTGAGCGCCTTTATATTTTCCCGTTGTATCAGCAGCAAGACGTTGTTTAACGCCTGGGTTTGCTCCGGTAACATTCCATCCATCATCCGGAGCGCCAGACATTCCAATGTAATTTCCTGGATTCCATTTTTTTACGCCGGTTGGAGGCGGTGGAGGAGGTGGAGGGGGCGGGGGCGGGGGAGGCTCAGTTAAAACCTCAACCCTTTTTGGGTAATAAATTAAACCAAAAGGATTATTCGGCATTTAAAACTCCCGATAGATCTTAATGTGCCGAATGCACATTGTTTCGTTGGCTACAGCTATCAAACCACGCAAGTTTATAGTTGCATCAACAGCCGTGTTTTCTGTCATTTTTGTGATTGCTTCGCCTGACTGCCCGGTGTCATTTCCGCTGCTTGATACAAACAAAGTTTCTTGTGCTGTTTTTGATCCGGTATTTCTAAATCCGTACGAATAGGCCGTCGTTACTTGCAACGCTGTGTTTTGGTTGATCCCTGAGAATTGTGTATTATTTAAGCGCGTAAATATCTGTTTTGCAGTTGCGCTGTCTGTATAATCGAGAGTCATCTCGATTCTGATTTCAGTATTCAGGCCAAGCTTTCCTATGTTGATAGAAAACGGCAGAGCAATTTGAACGTTCTTTTGTGCTACCGTTGGAACTCCGAACGCTGAGTTGTAGTTGTAATCAATCGTAAATGTATCAACTCCGTCCCTGCTTAAAATCTCATACCAGCCAGCAACACCAGTACCACCCCACGCAGATATGTAAACACTTGCAGGCTCACCGGCTGGCGTAACTTCTGCAGCAGTTAACAAATGAGCTGCAGCAGTTATCTGTACTTTGCCGCCGTTGTTTGCAATTGCCGTGGCTTGCGTATTCGGGAAAACGAATCTGAATTTTGGATGATTGTTATATATGCATATAATGTTGTCTGAGACAGGCTCGACACCATTCCCTCGGTATCTCATTCCTTGGCCATGAGGCCCGCCGTTAACAAGGAAATATTCCTTGTTGAAATCGGTCATATTTAATAGCTCTAACTGAGCATACGTGCCGTTTCTGATTCCTGATTTATTTACATTGTTTTTATCGATCAGATTGTCGTTAGCGTCTATTCGAGCAAAATTGTAAGTAGCAAGCAGTTCTGTTCCTGAATTAACTTTTGTGTAGTCAATGATGTATTCACTAAATGCGGTCAGTGAGTTTCCACCCTTGTACTGCACGCCGACTGAGTACCAAACACCAGATGCATTAGCAGTGACTGACGTTATAGCCAAAGAAAGCACCTGCGTACCAGCACCGTAGTTCACAAACGTGAGAACGTCCTCATTTCCCCATGTCGCAAGAATATCCAGTATGTTCTGGCCTGCGTTCGTTGTTGAATTGATATACATCTCGGTCAAAGATGCTAAGTTAAACGCGGTTGAATTGAATCTAATCCAACCCGCACCTGGATCTGATTCCGCAGTGCTTGCGCCTAATTGGTATCGATAACCTGTCACAGATACAATTGTTGAACCACTGCCACCACCAAGCGCAACGCCTGGAGTTGGCCATGTTGTGGTTTTTGGCCCGAACAATGTTTTCGATGTCTTGTTCAGATACATTGCGCCAGTAATACCTTCTACCGTAGGGTCAACATCGCCAACTAAAAATTGTGTTCCAGTTGATGGGAGTAAAATCCACTTGCCGGAAAAATCTGAAAGTATTGGCGTGTAATCAGATACGGTTGTTATATAAAAAGCGATTGCTTTTGTATTTGAATTTGGGGTGCTTGAAAATCCAGTTCCGCTAACATCTTCAGCATATCTGATGTGAGTAAAAGAGCTTGTGCCATTCTGTCCTGGTAATGGTGGGTCTCCAGGATTTACCACGCCACCGCCACCCCCTGTATTTATAGTTATCTCACCGCCTTTATATAAAAGCTTTCCGTCTACAAACTGAACGAATGAGTTTTCCTTAACGCGCTTTATTATGTTTTCATACAGTGTTGCCATTTCTTACCCCGCAAAATAAAAAAGCCTGCTTTTGCAGGCTTGTGGAGAGAGTTGTTTTTTTATGCAGCGATTTCTATAATTTTTGAAGTAATATTCCCTGCTGAATTTCTGGCCAATTGAAGCACGTGGGATGAATCCAAAGGTTCGCAATCAGGAAAACTGCTTACGACAGATCCACTCGGAACAAATAAATTATGTGGCATAACATTTTCAGTCACGTTTTCAAATAAGATTCTATCGTCGTTTGTTACTGTTATGACCACCGAATCAACGCCGCCGCTATATGGGCTTGTATAAGTCATGTAAACGCGATTTGTATCTATTTTTGCCGCTGTGATATGCGTTTCAGCAGCATTAAAATCAACAGTAAGATTTTTGCTTGTGAGTAAAACAGGAGACGTTCCAGAGACATCTAGCAGATACACAACAATGCAACCTCTTGTTCTGTCTACTGATTTCATTATTAAAAGCCTGCTTGCGCTTAATAAGCAAAAACCGAATTGCGATGATACAAAATTGCCTGGCATTACTATTGAAAGAACTGAACCAGTTGGTGTTGGAATAGATCCAGATATAGACTGCAACCTCGTTGCAATTCCTGTTGAACTCAAGAAAGTAATGACGGCCTTTGTTGAACTAATGCCCTTCATTTGAACAAAAGGAATTGTACTTGATGCCGATGCGTCTACCGTGACTTCAGATCCAGCCGTTAATGTTGTTCCGGATATATCAAGTATCTTTTCTTTCAGAGAATTCGTACCAGAAAGGTAACTACATAAAAGCTTGGTTGTTGTTATCGTTGTGATAGCTGTCCATTCATAAGAAGATGAAGCCGCAGTTTGTATAGTTTGCGCTGCGCCTGGAGTTATTGTATCGCCTGATATGTTAAGCACATATCCTTTGATATTCGCATTTGATATGCCGACCGTGTAAGCAACGGTTGCTTGTGATGCTGTTTGCGCTGTTATGCTCAAATTATCAGAAGATTCAGCATTTAATACAATCGGCGTACCTGAAGCTGATCCGTAATTAACAATGACAACTTCAATAAAAGTTGTACTGTAATTACGATATGCAACAATTGCTTTCGTGGCAGTCAGCATTGCTGTACAGATAAAATGAGACACAACAGAATTGACAGTTTCTTGTGTATTATCGCTATACAACTTTCCGTTAGATCCGATGATAGCCCAAACACCAGCCGCCGTTGATGTGTCAGAGCAACCCGCAGATACTACTTGGCCAGGGTCAACGTAACCAAGAAAAACACCGGAATTGTTAACGATTGCGAATCGATATGCGCCTGCATTTTTAAAAACGAATATCGGAATACCTTTTTCTAAAGAAGTCGCAGCTGGTAGCGTTACCTTCCTACCTGCCGCAGTCATTGATATAGACTGCAATCTGCCATTCGTACTAGCAAGAGTTATATTTGAAGCGCTGCTTGTGGTATCAGCGCCGCCCTGTGTAGTCCTTACTTGTGGAGCCCAATTTGTGGGGTCGTTACGTGGGTCTGTAGCACTAACGCCATTAGTCTTGCGTCTGTATGATAGATAATCAATCTTGCTATAAGCCACCGCACCTGCAACATAATTTGTTACTGGATTCCATGCGAGATTTGCTAAAGCAGCTACTGCAGATGTTGCAGTTGATGCATTATCCTGCATCTCCATCGCCATCGAATTTGCTTCAGGCCCGAATACAGCAAACCAAGCGATCAAATCCCTCATTGAATTGCTAAATTCATCCTCCGTCATTTCTATATCATTCGGAGTTGGGCTTGGTGGCAGTGTTAGTTGTGCAGGCATTTAAATACCCTTTAGTGATAAATTTATAACGGGAATATTTGGATCAGTTAAATCAATTTGAAAATTCCGATAAACACCGAATATTGCTAGCGACTCAGCGTAATCGTGCTTTTTATCATCGAGAGCTGACCAAAATGCGGCAGTGGCGTTTGAATCCTCTCTGAATTGTCTTATTAAATTCAGTCTAGATGATTTAAGAAATATCTTTTGATCAGTCGTCGGAATGCTTGGTATTGGTGTCAAGGTTGACTTGCCGAATTCATCCCATTCAATTTTGCTGTAATTATCAGAATCAACTGTTGGGTTTTGATTCTCAGTTGCACCCAAATAAATAGAATTTCCTACAGCGAACCTACTTACTTCCACCGTCCCTGATGGATCTTGCAGATTTAAAGTGATAACAGGATCTTTAACCGGAGGTATAGAAAAACTTGATACAATTTTGTTGTATACAAATGGCGCAAAGAAGTACTGATAGTAAGTTGTTACATGCCTGTCTAATAAGTACCCGTCTATCGTATAAACAACTTTCCCACCGATTCCATCCGTAACAGTTACATCCATCAATGTGGCTTTTAGCTCAATGGCCAAAGCGTTTATCACCTGCCCTGGTCTTATTACCACAACCATTGGGGATGTTCCGATAGAGGGATTGCCTTGGTTCATATCAAACATTCTGAACCTATTTGTTTTTCCCCTTAAAATCCAATCATTGGGTGAATCAGCAGGCGGCTTATCTGTGTTTGATGTTAAAGACTCATAAACCAAATGGCTATTAGCAGTAATTACACTTACTTGATCGAACTCTTTGTATGCTGTCTCGCTATCCCACGAAAGTTCATTTGGCGCGGGCTCATCGATAGTACTACTAACAAACCTATTGTCTGTAATTTCAAGCGGAATAAACGCCTTCATGCCGCCGCCTGTTTAGTAATAACTGAAGTTCCGCCTTGGGTTACTGATTGCCAAAGCTCTTTCTGCTTAGTGATCTCTGATCTCATGAGTTTTATTTCTTTAAGCAACTCATCGAAGCCGGATGATTGAACAACATTTTGGCTTGCTGGTGTAATACGCTCGCCTTTGTGCACAATTGCGAGTCCAGTCTTGGGAACATACGGAGTTCCTTTCTCGAACTTTGGAACACCATTTAATTCAGCCCACTTGTACAAGTCTTGCAGATTCTTGCCAGTTGCAGCAGAGAATTGCTCGAATGAAACGCCGTTGCTTTTCGCAGCGTTATATATGTCCATATCACTCAACCCTGGTGTTTTAATAAAATCTCTGATCTGTTGATCTGATACTTTAGCGTTTCCAGAGAATCCACCACCAACACCATTAACGCCTGCTTGATTTGCTCTTAAGTTAAACTGAGATATTGCTTGAGCCAAATTTAGAACTGACGTATTAATACCGTTCAAAGAGTCTATTTGTTTCTGCCCCTGAACGAGCATTGAATCAAGCCTTTGAAGTTCTGCTTGGAATGAGCTATCTAATAGAACTCTTTGTGAATTAAATTCTGCTAATAACGCTTGTTGTTCCGATACCTGTTTATCCGCAGCATTGCCTAGCTGTGATAACAAAGAAGCAGACTTAGCTTGTGCGCGCGCAAATTCAAAGCTGCTTGAAAATCCAGACGATGATTTATTCTTAAGTGTGTCAACCGCGAATTGCAATTGAGGTGAATCAAGATTACCTGACTTGATCGAGTTCTCTACAATGCGCTGAGCAAAAGCACGATCCATCGGCCTTAGCTCGTTAACTGATTGTTTTAAAGAATCAGAGAATGCAGTTAGTTTTCCAATAGAGCCAGTAACAATCTGGATGTTTTCGTTAACTGTAGAAATTGCACTGTTGTATTTATCAGTGATGCTTGAGCGCTCTTTCTCTACAGCAACCTTAAGCGCTTCAAATGCGCCGACTAAGTTATTAATAAATACTTGCGTGATATCTTTGCTCAATCCGTTTATTGCTGATCCTGCGGCATCCGCAGCAGATTTAACAGTATAAAAATCTACGATAATATTGAGCAAGCCAGAACGCAATTCGGCGGTCGTTGTTTCCGCTTGAACCAATTGCTTAAATTGCTGAATAGTCAAATCAGCACTAAGGCCTAGTGATTTAAGTTCACCAGTTAATCGAGTGCTTGCCAGCGAAAATCTTTCCGCATCACTTAAGAAATTCTGATAGAAGAAAGCAGAGCTTGCGGCTAATGCTTCAGCGCCTCCCGCCATTGCCAAAAAGTCAGAGCGCGCTTGTATCGATAGCCCTGATATTAATTTTTTAGCGTACTCAGAAGTTGCACCTAGATTTTCTGCGGCTTGTTTTAGAGAAACAAACTCATCACTCAATCTCCTGAGTGTTGCAAAAGAATCCTCACCAGCTTTTCTAAAAGAATCCACGATGGGCAAGGCATTTTTGGCGATGTCATTTCCCAATCCTGAAAGCATTTCTTCAATAGCTTCAGAAGTTAATTGCTTGTTTTTTTCTGACTTAATCTGGAATTCTTTTGTGAATCCATCAACGAGCGCAACATCCAGGCCGAGATTTTCAGCAAACTTATGAGCTGATCCATAGAATCCATTAAGAGCAGTATCAAAAGCGTCTTGCTGTTCTTGTGTAAGAGCTTGACTGACGGATTTATGTTTATTACTCATAAACAACCCGCCTTTGCTACGAAAAACATTTGTAATGTCGCCATCAAATCCGCCGATGCTAGCTGTTCCTTGCAAGGATTGTTGACGGAATTTATAAGGCTCACGGCCAAATAATTTATTGATCGCACCACCAACGATAGCACCTAAAGGCCCAGCAACAGCAGCCCCGATCAAAGACATTTCTGTCCCACCAAGACCACCAATCTTATTCTTGCCAGCGATAGAACTTCCAATACCTACACTCAAACCAAGAGCACCTAAAGCACCAGCAACAGAAGATAAGCCGCCAGCAGCACCCATCAAACTACTGAGGCCACCGCTACTGGTTCCTGTGCTACCCCAAAGAGCTAAAGACCCCCGTTGTGCTGCAAGTTGAGTTGGATTTCCTTTTCCGAAAAGACCACCAAGACCAAGAATGTTTTGTATTCCAGATCCAGCCGAACCAGTTCCACCAATTCCGCTATTTACGCCAAAGATCTTATCAAGTCCTAATGTTTGCCCTATTTTTAATGCAGCAAATTCAGCAGTGATTTGCATGACAGCGCGCTTTACACTATCAACCATGCCGCTCAAACCAGTATCAAAGAACGCAAAAAGGCTACTAGAAAGGCTTGACTGAATGTTGCGCCCCGCTTGAATCCAAAGCTGGCTAACGTTTGCGGTTGTCGACACAGTTGATCTTTCTGTAGACCTCAATTCATCCTGTGCTTTTACGAGTGCTCTGTTGTAAGTTTCAATGCCAAGGTAAGGCTTAAGCTTCTCAAGCTCAACTAACTTTTGGTTATATCGTTCCTGTTCTGTGGCAACACTTTCAGTTACAGATTCAACTTTTTGCGCTAAAGAAATAGTCTGCCTTGTAGCTTCATTTTGCCGTAATAGCGCTAGTTGCTCTGCGTCTGTCAGAGCTTTCTTTTGCTTCATTGCCTGAGTTGTTGCAGCTATAGCCGCAGGCATTTGCCGTTCTATTTTTAAACTTTCTTTTTGAGTTTCAGCGAGCTTTGTTGTGGATTTATCACCTTCTATCAGAGATTTTATAAAACCAGCGTTTCCTCTTGCGATGTTGTCGATTGTTGCAAAGTATTCATTACCTGCTCCAATAGCCTTTTTGAAATCAAGGTTTGCGAGGTGAAACAGTTGCATAGCAATACCGTTGAAAGCTACACCCAACGATTTGAGCGCGTTGTAAGCTGTAACAACAGTACCAACAACACCTTTGAAGAATATTCCCAGATATTCGCCAGCTTTTACTAAAGAATTTGCGCCACCTGATGCATTCAAGAAAGCAGAACCAATATCATTTAAAGCTGGAAGCAAACCCTGCACAAAGAAATTCTTGGTAGATGTTACTTTGCTTTGAAGAAGTGTAAGTATGTCGTTAAATCTATCTGATTGTTCAGCAAGCTGTGTAGTCATGCCAGAATTTAATCTGTATGCTTCAGTAGCCTGCTCCATCGCCGCCCTGCCTTCGTTAAGCATAGGGATAAGATCACGGCCTGACTTGCCGAATATCTGATTTGCAATAGCTGATTTTTGAACGCCATCCGCCATTTTAGAAAACCTATCAGCGACCTCAAATAAAACCTGATCAGCATTTCTTAACTGCCCAGAAGAATCTTTTGTCGCAATTCCAAGAGCATCAAACGCAGCAGAACCAGCATACATATTCTTTGACATGATGCCTACGGCCTTAGCAACCGAATCAAGATCTGTTCCATTAAGCTTGGCAAGTTTCCCGAGGCCGCCCAATTGTTCTATAGTGAGCCCTGTTATCTTACGAAGATCATTCATATGATCACCGACATCAGCAACACTCTTAATCAAGCTTGCGAATCCAGCAACGGAAATGCCAACACCAATAGTGCCAAGAATCTTATTCATTGTATCGACAGCACCGCTAACAGAACGCTTAGCTTTATCCATATCGGATTGAAGCCTAGCAACGTTCGCTAGAAGTTCTATTTCTAATGTGCCGACTTTCATGATTAAATCTCAGAAGCCCTTCGAATTGATTGTTTTAATTGCATTGCAGTTATCCATTTTGCAGACATGTAATAAGGTGCATCCGCCCATGGTGTAGCTGCTTTTTTGCTTTTTGCTTCTTGATATGAATGCAAGTATGTTTCACTCAAACGCTTGATCGTTTGAGCTTCCCAAGACGACAACTCGATTCCAGTGTTATCCATCCAAGCTCTAATTTCACTGTGAGTTATTGCAGAGTCGCCTTGTGTTGTACCTAATTCAAATAGATAAGCGAGAATATAAGAAGCCTGGCAATCAGGCATTTCAACTGGCTGATTGTTCTTCTCGTATTCTGCGCTCCGTGATCTTTCGCCCTCTTCCGGCGTGGCGTTAAGCCAGGCTGAATGACGAATATAAATATCTAATTCTTCGTAGAGGGCTTGGTAAAATTAGACCATTCGTTAAGTTCTTTGCTAACTTGATCTGCAATAAATCCAATTGATTCATCAGAAAAAATAGCCATTGATAACGACTCTGTTTCAGTTACGGTTCCGTACTCGATATTTTCCCAACTTTCAACACAGGCTGATAAAAATTCGGCTGTCTCTGACGCGTTTTGTTCTGCCGTTTGATCCAACTTGCCTTTGCGTTTAAGTTTTTCCATTAAACGATTGCTTTGAGCTGCTTTTGCTCTAACGTATTGCTTTGATCCGGGTCCGAAAAGATTAACCGAAACAGGCAAAGTCTTTTCTTCGTCAGCGTAGATTAGCTGATCCGATGCGTCTCTCAAATGCAGTTTTTTTGTAGGTTCTACAGCGAGCTTTCTGATATCCATTTTCGTCCTTTGCGTGGTTGTTTAATTGCCCGTGCCAGCCTGCCCATCCACGCAAATGGATAAACAAGCCAGCCGGTACTCGGTTATTGACTAAGTCAATATTAGGTTGCTGCGACAATCACTGGTGCTTTACAAAAATTCAGAGTGGCAGTACGTTTCATGAACTCGCCAGATCCTGCCTGAGTTAATTTCCAACCAGAAACCAGAACATCAAGGTAATGAATTTCGCCGTCTGGATATGTAACTTTCATCGAGTAGTGGTTTTGTGAAGCATCTGCAGCCTTAAGAATTACCTGTCCTGCATCTGCCGGAACGTCAGCCACAACCATTGGCCCAGTTCCATATTCCGCAACACCTTTTGAAAACTCAATTGGCCCTGATATCGGAATGAATTTTTTGATCTCACGTTCAGCTCCAATCTCAGGAAATGATTCTACCCGTCCGATTGTCGTGTATGTGATTGTGGTTGCGGCATAACCAGCAGCGTCATACGTAGCTGGCAAATTTGCGCTTATAGCATAGGTCGTGTCCGTAAATGAAGCAGCTGAGGTGTGGGCAGCCATGGTCTTTTCCTTCTCCGAATCGCCTCGCGGCGTTTGGTTAATAAAAAACCCAGGGGCGTCTCACGACGATGCCTGGGCGTAACGTTACATCTTAAAATCTATCTATAAAATCTAACTATATAATCAATCGATTGCTCGTACATAACAGGGTCATCTGAGTACAAATCAGGCCCGTCTATCTGTCTTACAATGCTGTCAACAGGAAACCCATTAATTGTTCCACGAGTCGATTGAACCGCAGATCTAACCAATTCCAGTAATTGCTTTTGCTGAACGTAGCTATTAGCTAGCACGGTCACCTGAACGCGATCTGAAACTAACTGAACACCTATTTGTTTTATGAGCTGATATTCAATCCCGCTGATTTGAGTAACAGTCACAATAGGCAACAAAGTATTGATTGGTGCTGTTCCAGCGATTATCTTGTCACTCGTAACAGCAGAAACCAGACTTCCGTTACTTGCCAGTATCGACCTGATTATTGCGACACCGCTCATTCTGGATCTACGCCAATATTAATGTCGGTAGTGTCAATTCCGTGCTTTGCGAGTAATCTCTTTTTAATGTATTCGCCCGTTGCGATAACAGAATTAAATGATTCAGAATCAAGCGCTGGCCGCATAAATGGTTTTGGGCTTGTTCCTGGATGATTCTTTTCACCTTTGCCGCCTTTCGTTAGGCTGTGAGGTTTAGTTCCAAACTCGATCATGTGAGCATAAAATACATTTGCGCCAGTCTTTCTGGCTTTACCGCCTGCAACAATCCTTGATATTACAGATCCGCGCCTTGCGTCAAACCTTCCAGAAATTCTAATGCTGTCTCTCAGAGCGCCGTTATATAATTTATATTGCTGCTTTCCATAATCACTTGGCTCGCCCGTCGGACAATTCTGTTTTGCAGCATTAAGTAATGGTTTAGCGCCTGCATTTAGAGCGCCTCTTAAAATATTTCTCTCTATTTTTTCAGGCAAAGTATCCAAGACTTTCTGCAATTCAGCCAATCCTGTAACTTTAATATCGATCACGATGTATATTTCTCGATCATTACTTCCAAATGTTGCTGTTTACCTAGCTCAGCAAAATCTGAAATGAATTGATATGTGATGCCATCGATAATAACGCGCATCGATGAATCCAAATCTTTACGATATCTAAGCCGCAATCTTGCTTGTTTTGATCCTACAGCTAAGCCATTTTTAATGGATTCAGATTTGCTTGGCAGAACGTCCTGAACGTTGCACCAATACACGCCGAACAATTCCCATGTTGTTATCGTTGATCCATAAACAGAATCTTTTGTATTAACTGGCCGCTCAATTCTGCACCTGCGATTTAAATCAACATTCATTTTTTAGATGGCTTTACTTCTGGGAATGTTTTGGTATTTATCTCTGATCTTCGTGGCGGTCTAGTTCCTGGCTTCTTTATCTCAGAATCTATGCGCTCTACTTCAATTCCTTTAGATATCAATTCCGCTGTGATCTGTTCTAGTCCTTGTTTGAGACCATAAACTCCAGTATGCGCGTGAATTTCTTAGTATCTTTCAGGGTCAAATCCAAGTAGTATGATTTTTTTAGCACCAGCC